CGGCGGGTATATCCTCCCCGTCACCAGCGGTGCAGCCTAATCAGCTGCACCGTTGCACCCCGCGATTCCTAACAAGTTTTGTCAGAAATCTGGGACCCGGCGCTCGAAAGAGCGCCAACGGAAGCCGAACTCCACCCAACCTAGTTGGGTCGAGTCTACCCTTGTGCGAGGGCGGCTTCCAGGAGATGTGTCTGAAGGGAGTCGGCATAGGAATTGGGCCCAGGTGGTGCAGCCGTTCATCGCGGCTTGCTGCCTGTCCTTTTCCGGCTTCTCCCATGGAATGGATCCTTGTTGGGTTTGGTCGCGTAGGGTGGTCCGTTGGGTTGAGGTGATGCTTAACCACAATGGACTACCGTACGCGGTCAAGCGCCTTAAGGAACTTTCTTTGGCAATTAGACGCGAAGCCCTCGGGCTACCGTGGAAGGTGAACTTCAAGTGGGGCGTACCCTCCTTGAAGCCACTTTCGAAGAGCTGTGTGCGACGACGGTTGCACCAACTCTCACGGTTTGCCCGAGCGTTACCAATACCCGATTCTGCTACGTGCGATGCCGCGTTAGCGGAGCACCGACGAGTGCTTACATCGGAGCACCGCTGCAGTGAGGGGGTGAAGAACTCCCTTTATTGCTTCGGTTTGGAAATTGGTATCAAGGCTAAGGTCCGGGTTGGTACGACAGGAATGCCATCGTTCTCAGCGTCCCTCGAGCGCACTCGCGCGAAGGGCGGCGTTTTGGACGTTGTCAAGTCCCTATCGAACCAACTTCGGGACCGAAGTTTTGCTTCGTGGGGCGAAGTGGATGAGTTTTCTCGTTCACTCCCCCCAAGTATCACTGAATCCTATCTAGTTTGCCCGCCAGCATCGGAGCGCGGTTCCCTTGGGATTGTGTTCCCAAGGCGCGGAGATGAGGTGCTCTTCCTTTACCAGAAGAGTTCGGAAATCTCGTTGGAGGATTGGGAGGTCGTGAGGGAGAACTTATTCTCCATCGCGGCATCCTATCTATCCATCAACTGGGATGACCTACCCCATTGCCGACGTACCGTGGTCCGAGAGCGTGGGTGGAAGACACGGGTTGTCACGCCCGAGGAGGCCGCTTTTGCGTACCTCTGCGGGATTGGCAACTCGATGCTTCTCGACGTTCTGCGATCAGTGCCGTTCGTCAGAGGATCGGTCCAACAAGACCCTGTTGAGGGGATTGATTGGTCCGGTGACCGGTTCATGCTCGTGAGGTCTTTGGATCTCATGAGTGCGTCCGATTACATGTCCTTAGACGGAACGGAGGCCATCTTGAGTGGCGTTTTGGATGGTCTTGGATCCGACCCTATCGGTGGTTCCGGCAGGGTCGGTGTCCCGGACTGGCTGAGACGCACATTCCTGAGAGCTATTGGCTCCCACGTCGTGCGCGACGCGGCGGGGGACTTCCACACAAGTCGCGGTGCTTTGATGGGTAACCCCCTTACGTGGCCGTTACTTTGCATGACCCTGGCCTGGTGCCACCGGCACTCAGGTTCGACAGGGTTTGCTGCAATTAACGGCGACGATTATGTGGGTTCCCACACACACGCTTCCAATGCACGCCTGAATGCATGCCTTGCCGCGGTCGGCCTCAGAATCCAACCTTCGAAGGACTTCCTAACCAGGAACGGTTGGGGAATCTTTTCCGAAGAGATTCTGAGTGTGGGCCGTTGCAAGGTATACAGAACGGCAGCCATGAGAGCCTGGTTCGGTTCTCATGACTCGACGAAGCCCGCTTGGTGTCGGGGCCCGGAGATCGCTAGGGAGGCGGCGCGTGCGCCTTGCCCCCTGGCGGCCTCCACCCTTACTGCGATACGGTACCAGCTGTGGTACCGCCGCATGAGGGCAAAAGGCCTCGACCCTTGCGGTCCGCGTTGGTGCGGTGGTGCTGGGTTCCCTGGTGCTCCGACTTTGAGGTCAGCCCGCGTCGCGCGCGGGCTGGTCTCCCAGTCGGGCCCCAAGGTCCTAGCATGGCTCGCTCGGTTATCTTCGGTCTGGGCGACCTCTTCGTTCTCGCTTGGCGACGACGTCGAGGTCCGCGTACAGGCATGGATAGCCGAGTGGGGCGGGAAGTGTACCTTGGAAGAGGGCGGGCGTACCGTTGACTCTCTGGTTGGAGAGTTAATTGGCGCGCTCGCCCCCGCTCACGCTTTGGCGGGGATGTTGTCACGGGACGACTTCTCGCCATCGCTCACCAAGGTGCTGCGTGTAACTCAGGAGGTCCAGGAGGAGGTGCTTCGCACAGCCTTCTGGGTACCCCGTGAGGAAGCACGCAACTGGGTACGGCTAGGGGTGCTGGTCCGTGAGTTGGAACCTGCATTCCGCATCCGCCGTATCCCTGTATCTTCCCGCGTGCGCTACAGTAATGTGGCGTGGTAAATGAGACACATCTCGGGGCGAGTGGTAGGGAGTGCGAGGCCAACCCTTTGGGCTTTGACGGCGTTCTGAGAACTACCGATTACAACCCGGTGGATCAGCACGCTTGAGCTTCACC